GGACGGCAAAACGTGTTTACCGCACACATTGCACTCCTACTCTAAATGGAGAAACTCGTTATCGAAAGATATCGAGCTTCGACACTCAGGTGGGGCCGTAATTCGGTCCTGCGACTTGGTTCCTCTGTTTCGGAGAAACCGTAACCGCCGGTTAAACCGGCGGTCTTTCCCTGGCCCGTCGGGGCCAGTATTTAGTTTGGATAAAAACCAAACTAAAAACGCAGCGGCTATGTACCGTACGTTTCTATGCCTATGGTTTACCATAGGTTTACGGCAGCATGTCGATAAATACCATGCTGTCCAATTTATATCCTTCATTGAAAGGATGTTACGCCATATTCTAAAAGATGAATATGGCTACTATAAGGAGTTAAAACGCCTTAGTCAAGGTGTGCGTGAGCACGCCCTCCGGGGATCTTCAGTCCCCAACCGGGATTTTGGGTTATTACTCCCAAGATTCCTTCGAGATCACATTTCAGGTGATTTCAAACGCCGTTCTTGCGTGCAAGGACAGTCCTACTTCGATAAGCTTTATAGCATATCGATGCTCAACCGAGCTTTGCCGGTTGGTAACTCACGCGTCGCCCAAGAGGCTCGTGTGAAACATGCGGAGACCGTTCATTCGGTAGTTCCTCCGCTATCTGAACCCTGTTTGCTCAGGATTCGTAATACCTGCCACTATGTTAAGAGCAGGTTAAAACACGAGGGGAAACCCTCGATTGTTTCCACTGGTGCATGTATTGGTGCCACCAGAAAGGAGGGAGGTCGTTCCTCTCTCATGAATGAAGTCCTGGGGGATTATATTCCCTGTGATCAGGATTTCTTACAAGACTCAAACGATAATATGTATGAGTTAGGAAAGTGTACACTTTCCTCGATATTCGATCAGCGTAACGCCGATCGTCTTGAGGCGATGGTTGATTTCGTCCCTCTACCCGACAGTTGTCCTGTCGAGATTGTTACCGTGGCAGAACACGGTTTCAAAATCAGGATTGTGACTAAGTCCCTTCCTGAAATACAGTTTCACGGACATCGTTTCCGTGAACGCCTTTGGTCTTTTATGAAGACCGAACCGACCTTCGTTCTCGAAGATCCTCCTGACGACTTTATTGTCGCCAACTTTGGTCTGGTTTTCTCGTCAGACCTAACTGCGGCAACTGACACATTGTCGCATGAAGCTCTGGATATAGTTTCAGAGGTTTTGGAGATCCCTTCTGTGGTTCTCCATAAGGTTGTGGATTCACAACCTTGGACAAGGGGTTGCCCTATGGGTTCCCCGGTATCATGGTGCGTTTTAAGCATCATTCATTTTGCTGTCGCCTTTTCGGTCGACAAACATAGGTCCTTCCGTATTAAGGGGGACGATCTCCTTGCGCGATGGCCCAAGGAAGCAATCAGGCGTTACCGCCTGAGAATGACAGAACTCGGTTTTGTCGTCAAGCCTGGCGGTGTTGCTAGGCACTCTGGTACGTTTTGTGAAAAACCGTACCACCTCCTTGGAAATGAATTTTTCCAGGGAGCGGATTACCTACCTTTACGGTGGGTATCATGTGGTGAGGAAGCTTACCACCATGAGTTGGAGCGTATGGCTCCAGCCTTAATTGAGCGGACCAGGTCCGTTCATAAATACCTCTCGATTGCTCCCGAGGGGTCTATGAGACTCATTCAAAGAGTCGCATTCCGTGAGCTTTTGCAGCTCGCGAAGGATTATTCAATTGATCCTTATGTTCCCCTTAGATTCGGGGGACTTGGTCTCGTTCCACCGAGGCCAAAGCGTAAACCTTCCAAGGTTTACCAGTATGTATGTGGTTATATCCACAACAATGCATACGATGATTCGTATGCCCTTTTGGCTAAAAGTTATCCAAAAGGTTCAGCGGGTAGAGCGGCTGCAGAAGCCATCCACTCGTTTAAACCTACCTGTATAGTGGTAGGGAAGGATATTGGTCTCGAAGGAGATTCATCCAATATCGAGAGGGCCGTTTTCATGGCCTCCACAATCAATTCAGTCGTTGGTTGTCGTGTTGTCGATGGTGAGTATTCGACAACTGCTCCTAGGCCGTTTTGCCAGCCTAGGGTGACCTCATTTTTGAGGGCACTAAAGGATCGTAATAAAAAGATCCTTCGCACGAAGTACTCGTGTCCACTTCGGTTCACTTATGAATCGATGTACAATATTGATTCCAATATTGTTCCTGATCGGCGTGACGTCGATCTAATCGAATTTGCATTTGGTTACAAATTCCACGGCATTATGCCGGATCCGGGAGACCCTTATTTTAATAGTCTCTCGACCTCTTCCAGAATAAGGAATGGAAGAGTCTGAGTTCGTCGATTGCCCGGTCGTTGTAAGCCTGGCGAGGCGACGATGCCTGTTGAGGTTCCAGACTGGCCATAGCCGTCCGGCTGTGTCCGATGGTCTGGCTCCTTGACTTTCATCAAGGGTCACCAGCTTTCGAACGGGTATACAATTTATCCAAATAAATGAATAAATATCCACGCTCTA